TATCGTGCATGGTCATACGAGGCGGCTGTAGAACTTGCGGACGTCTACGGAATCGAGCTACCCACAATCACACTCGCTAGGCGATACTTGCGGGACGACTACCGCCAATACGCGGCATAGGAGGCAGACATGGGACCATTATTCGTATTCTTCTTCATCGTAGCCACATCGGTGGGCATGGGCGCACTGATAGGCTACGAGGCGGGAAAAAACAGTTTAGACAGGGGTTGACTAATCGCTGGGCATTCCCTAGAGTGTCCAGCAGTGAGTCAACACACAAGCCACGGGAGGGCTTAAGACATGAAACTACGACAGCTAGGCAGTAACAAAACAGAGGTTGAATTCACAGACGGAACCACTGTGTTCTTCAGCTACGAGACACCCGTTGCACTACAGGACGCAGACGGGAACTACTTCAAGACGGAGGACTTCTGGAGTGTCACCACGTCAAAACATATCAACCAGTGGCTGAAGTCCAGAGGTGCGGACTACTGCGACACACTGACACAGGACAGCATCAACGCGAGGGCTACAGTATGAACAACGTAATTCAAGAGTACCTAGCACTAGTAGAGCGCACGGTCTACCATAGCGACCTAGACGCATTTGATGCGCTAGAGCAGTTGGAGGAGGACTACCCAGAGTTGGCAGACTTAGTCTATCAACAGGCAGGGCCTCTAGCATACGACATACAGAACAACGAGGTGATCTCATGACATTAGAAGAAATTATAGAAGCGTCTAAACGTCTCGACAATATTACCGACCCCAGTGATGTTCTTAAGGAGTTAAGCAAGGTCGTAGCTGATAGTGGTAAAGAGAAGGAGAAGGAGAAGACAGAATGAACTTCGGACGCTACACAATCTGGTACAACCACGAGGGCCACGTCTGGGACATCTACGACTCACGAAAGGGCTTCAGGTACCCAGAGTACACCATTAACAATTACTCACGGCTACTCTGTGGCCTACGGGACCGCTTAAGTTTCCTAGACACTGAGAGGAACCGTGGACGCTTCTGGCGTGTTATGCGATGGTGGGACAGACTACGACACGGAAGCACGGCTTACGGCCGCGGGAGGCGCTAGGACATGCTAGGGGACTACGTAGACTGGCTCCTAGTCGCTATGGTGGCTGGTATTATAGCTGTATCGTGGCTCACCATAGACCAAGAGGAGTTCAACAGGAACTTAGAGCGGATGAAAAAGGCCGAAGAAGAGGAGGACTAGAGACATGCTAGAGAACTGGCAACCGTGGTTTGACATCTTGTTACTACTGAGCACCTGTGCTATACTCGCGCCTCTGTGTGTCTACATTGACAGGAGGGAGAGAGATGGAGACTGAGGTCTTGGGTTTACTCTGGATGTTTTGTATACTAGGATCCGTCTGGATTGTGATAAAAGGGGAGGACAGGTGAGACTTTTTCTATGGGCGATTACAGCGCCACTATGGGTTACATTGAAGATACTGTATGATTTTATGTTCGGCACTGGACCCACAGTGTACGAATATGATCCGGACCACGAAGACTTCACAGAGGAGAATACAGACGATGCCTAGAGAATCATGGGAAGAAGCACACGACTACTACTACGACCAGTTGGAAGCTGAGGATTACGAAGGCCTAGACGATCTAGAGGAGTGGAAGGAGGAGGAGCAGAAGGTGATAGACGAGCTTATACAACGGATGCAGGGGGCTTACAAATGATGTACGAGGACGAATACGAGTTGGGTTACTTTGGGGAGGACTCTGGGGAGCTTTCAGGGCCTCCAGAGGACCCAGAGACGCAAGCCATGATAGACCACATAGTAGAGTTTGAAACTGAAATGTTCCGTCTGGACTGCCAGCGTAAGTACTCTAGTCTGAACGCTAGGTACTTACAGAAGATGATGATTGAGATACATGGGGAGGACTGGAGAGATGCGCTGTAAGGCCTGTGACAGAATACTAGAGGAATCAGAACTAACACGGAAGGACACACATGGTGATTTTCTTGATCTCTGCGGTATTTGCCTTTCTGCTACTGCTACTGCGGGAGTAGATACAGATACTATGGAATATTACCAGTATGAGATATTTACAGACGATGAAAATTGTGATACCCTCTACTAAGGTATACTTAGGTATATATACTAAAGAAGTAGCAGTAGTAGTTAACTACAGTAGTACTATAGGAGTAAACTTATGTTTATAAACGAAAGAAGCATCTACGTGGTCGATGGGGGTGACTACTCCATCTACTGCCTAGGCTACACGCAAGCCAGAGCAGTGACAAATGACATCATGAAGCAGGACCCTTGGGGTGGCATCCCGTTTGTCCTCAGGCAGGATCTGGAGCTGTCCTTTGACGACAAGGGGAACGTGGTTATGTCTAGGCAGACACTGGACAAGATCCTGTTCCTAGCCAGTGACGACCTACCACAGTCGGAAAGTGAGTTATGAACATGAAACAGCCAGAGAACGACCACACAAAGATGTTTGGTAACGACGGTTCTATTCATAACGACGCTGAGATCATTGTGTACTACGAGCAACACGGGCCAGCAGAGCCAGTCCTACGCATACCCTTTTGGTACTGTAAGGACGAACTAGGGTTGTACGAGAACTTTGAGGCCTCAGTACGTAGGACAGCCAAGGCATTAGCAGAGTCCTACACGTACTGGCCCGAAGGATACGTACACATTCAAACCATTATTAATCAGGAGTACGTGAATATGGTTTGATTCAGTAGCAAAAGTAGTGTATACTATTAGTATGTTCTGGGAAATTCCTCAGAGCAAAACCAAAGCAACCTTACGGAGATTATTCCATGACAGCAACAACAATCGAAGGTGTAGTTAACTTCAGCAACGTGACCCAACACGACGTGTTCAACGGTCAATCAACTGGAGCCTACTCCATGACAATCACAATGTCAGAAGAGGACGCAGCAGAGCTTGCAGCCAACGGTGTCAAGATCAAGGACTACCAAGGCAATAAGCAACGCAAGTTCAAATCAAAGTACGAGATCAAAGTCTTCGACGAGGAAGGCACACCGTACTCCGGAGAAGTCCCATACAACTCCAAAGTCCGCCTAAAGTACAAGCTGGGTCAGCCTCACCCAGTGCATGGCGTAGCGACCTACCTTGAGGCGGTCAAAGTACTAGAGGAAGCAGAGATTGCCGTAGGCGATGCCGCAGACTTCTAAGTTCCTACGACACGAGAGTTGTCCGGAGTGTGGTTCTTCGGACGCTCTCGCTATCTACAGCGACGGGGGCCAACATTGTTTTGGCGCTGGTTGCGACTATCACGTTCACGGTGGAGACAACATGGCTACAGAATTACCAAAAGCCAAGCCCTTGAATTTCAAGGGAGTGGTCTCAAGCATACCCCAACGGCGCATATCTCAGGACACCTGTGGGCGCTACGGGGTCACCGTTGAGTACACTTCCACAGGTGAAATAGACAAACACTACTACCCCTACTACGACTTGTCCACTGGTGACCTGTGCGCGGCAAAGGTACGCGAGGTTAAAACCAAAGGGTTCATGTCAATGGGGGACGTAAGCAACGTTGGCTTCTTCGGACAACAACAGTGCATCCGTGACACCTTCATAACGATTACTGAGGGCGAACTGGACGCCTTGGCAATCTATGAGATGTCAGGGAAGTCTTGGGATGTCGTTTCGTTACGGTCGGGCGCTAATAACGCCGCTAAGGAGATCAAGGCCCAACTAGAGTGGCTTGAGTCCTACGACACGGTAGTCCTCTGCTTTGACAACGACAAGGCAGGAGAAGAAGCAGTAGAACAAGTCAAGGACCTCTTCAGTCCTGACAAGCTGAAGATCTGCAAGCTACCCCTGAAGGACGCCAGTGACATGCTCATGGCGAACAAGGTCAAGGACTTTACGCAACACTGGTGGAGTGCTAAGACCTACAGGCCTGACGGTATCGTCGCTGGTACTGACACATGGGAAAAGCTGGTAGAAAAGAGGAACGTCAAGTCCATCCCGTACCCTTGGGAGGGCCTCAATCATATCACAAGAGGACACAGACCGTATGAACTCGTCACGATCACTAGCGGCAGTGGTATGGGAAAGTCCCAATTTATCAGAGAAATTGAGTACGATCTTTTACGCCGATGCGAAGGCAATATTGGAGTCTTGGCGCTTGAGGAAGATCTGGCCCGAACAACGCTTGGTATCATGTCGGTGGCGGCAAACAGGCCCCTTCACTTGGAAGAGGACACGCCTGTGGACCAACTACGACCGTTTTGGGAGAGCACACTGGGAACAGGACGTTACTACCTATTCGACCATTGGGGGTCAACTTCAGCAGACAACCTGCTCTCCCGTGTTCGCTATATGGCAAAAGCGCTTGACTGCCGGTACGTCATACTGGACCACCTGTCAATCGTCGTCTCTTCCCAAGAGTCAGGAGACGAGCGAAAGGCCATAGACGAGATCATGACCAAGCTACGGACTCTGGTAGCAGAGACGGGGATATGTCTGTTCCTCGTGTCACACCTACGACGATCCCAAGGTAAGGCACACGAGGACGGTGCTCAGATATCCTTGGGTGAGCTTCGGGGGTCTCAGGCAATTGCTCAACTCTCCGACATAGTCATAGGCATGGAACGGGACCAGCAACACGAGAACGAGGAAGTACGAAACACCACCACTGTTCGAGTGTTGAAGAACCGGTACACCGGAGAAACTGGACCGGCCTGTTGGTTAGCCTATGACCGTACCACGGGTCGTCTAACGGAAGTAGCTAATCCACACATTGGGAGTGACTTTTGATCTACCTTGACTTGGAAGCCAACGGCCTGACTCCTGACACCGTCTGGTGTGTTGTGACAAGGGAAAACGGGGTAAATACCGTACACACTACCCCCGACACCCTCTGTAAGGCTCTAGAAGGCTCTGTGAGCGTTTGTGGACACAACCTAATAGGTTACGATATCCCAGTGCTAGAACGTCTCTGGGGGCTTTCTGTGGCCTCTGAGAGGGTAGTGGACACATTGGTACTGTCAAGGTTGTACGACCCAAGCAGACAGGGTGGACATTCTTTGAGGTCATGGGGTGAAACCTTAGGCTTCCCAAAGGGTGACCATGATGACTGGTCTAGGTTGTCACAGGAGATGATCGACTACTGCATACGAGACGTGGAGGTAACCGAAGCAGTACACAAAAGCCTGACAAGGGACATGAAAGGGTTTGATCCTAAGTCCATCAAGCTGGAACATCAGGTGCAGTACGCTGTCCAGCAGCAGGAACGTAACGGGTGGGTCCTAGACCAACAACTGGCCCATGAACTTTTAGCAACATTCAAGGAGAGAATGAATGAAATTGAAGAGGAATTGCAGGAGAAGTTTCCTCCGATTGTACACGAACGCTATTCTGAGAAAACCGGTAAGCGTCTTAAGGACAGAGTTGAAATATTTAATGTTGGGTCTAGACAGCAAATTGCGAGACGCCTATCGACGCTTGGTGTGGTCTTCGATAAAGTTACGGAGAAAGGGAATCCCATCGTTGATGAGGCTGTACTAGACACCATTGACCTGCCAGAGGCTAAGTCCATTAGTGAGTACTTGATGCTACAAAAGCGATACGCACAGGTCCACTCATGGCTAGAACATGTGCAGGAAGACGGTAGAGTTCATGGTCGTGTCATTAGCAACGGCGCAGTCACTGGACGCATGACCCACCAGAGTCCCAACATGGCTCAAGTACCAGCAAGCCACAGCCTCTACGGGCACGAGTGTCGCTCCTGCTGGACCGTACCTGTTGGGAAGAAGTTAGTAGGTTTCGACGCTAGTGGCCTTGAGCTACGAATGTTGGCACATTACATGGACGATAAGGAGTTTACCAATGTCCTCCTCACCGAAGACATCCATACCAGAAATCAAATGGCTGCAGGGCTTGAAACAAGACCTCAAGCTAAGACTTTCATCTACGCTTTCCTCTACGGAGCAGGAGACGCAAAGATCGGAACTATCGTTGGTGGAAGCGCAAAGGACGGCGCAGAACTTAAGCGACGATTTCTATCAAATACACCTGCTCTTGAAAGTCTACGAGAACGCGTTACTAGAGCTTCTGGGAGAGGCTATCTCACAGGACTTGATGGTCGAAGACTTAGAGTTAGATCTGAACATGCTGCACTGAATACGTTGTTACAGGCGGCAGGGGCTATCGTTATGAAGAAAGCCCTAGTCATACTGGACGACTACGCAACGCAGTGGAAACTAGACTACAAATTTATAGGAAACATACATGATGAAGTACAGTCGGAGGTGGCTGCAGACCAAGCAGAGAAGTACGGTTGGCTTGCAGTTGAGTGCCTCAAGGCGGCAGGGGTGGAGTACGACCTTAGATGCCCCCTTGACGGAGAGTACAAAGTTGGAACAACGTGGGCAGAAACCCACTGAGGGAAACGTATGAAAAGCGTGTACACATTGGTAGACGACATCTACAAACTGATGGAGACGAAAGAAGTAGCAGAAGGCGTGGATCTGGAAGCTGCTATTGATCTCTTCGGTGAGAACGTCAAGGACCTCATGCGTAAAGAGTTTGGTGAAAAGCGAAGTGACGGACGTAAGCTACGTATGTCCAACATTGGGCGCGAGGACAGGTATCTCTGGAACATCTATAATGACGTAGAGAAAACAGACGACATACAGGGTCACACCTATGTCAAGTTCCTCTACGGACACCTCATTGAGGAGATGTTACTGTTCCTAACGAGAGCTGCAGGTCATGAGGTAACGGATGAACAGAAGAAGTGCGAAGTTAATGGCATTACAGGTTCGATGGACTGTAAAATCAACGGTATTGTTACTGACGTTAAAAGCGTGTCAACTTATGGGTTTAGGAAATTCAAAGACGGCACACTGGCTTATGACGACCCATTTGGCTACGTGGCTCAAATTAAAGGATACGCGTATTCAGAGGGTGCTACTAAGTTTGGATGGTTAGCAATGGACAAGCAGAATGGACACTTGGCGTACCTCATGTACGACCAAGAGGACACTCAGGCCCCCGTGTACGACTTGATTAGCTACGACATATCGGAGCGTATTGACCACGTAAAAAAGTTAGTGGAGCAGCCGACACCACCGGACGTTTGTTACGGTACTATCGACGATGGAAAGAGTGGGAACCAGAAACTCGCCGTCGGATGCTCCTACTGCTCCTACAAAAAGGTATGCTGGCCTTCCGTTCGCGCCTTCGCCTATTCATCAGGTCCAAGATATTTAACAGAGGTTATCAATGAGCCGAAGGTCCCAGAAATCGAAATTTAGAAGCACGTTTGAAGACGATGTCAGCAAGATACTAGCAGGTTTTGACTATGAACCATTCACGATCCCTTACGTTATTAGTCGGTCTTACCGTCCTGATTTCGTACATAGTGCTTCCGGTACTCTTGTTGAATGCAAAGGATATTTTCGGGACGGAGACACGAAGAAGTACACCAGTATCAGAGACAGTCTTCCAGAAGGACAAGAGCTAGTGTTTGTCCTAATGCAACCCAACAAGAAAATACGTAAAGGTGCCAAAATGACTATGTCAGAATGGTGTGACAAAGAAGGTATTTTATGGTATACTATAGAGACACTACAGGAGTTGATTGACCATGTCACTAACACTAGAGGAAGTTAAGGAACGCCTCTTGAAAACCTTTGACCCAGACGACCTGCTGGAGGCCTTGCAGATAACCTCAGAAGAGCTTCTGGACAGGTTTGAGGACAAACTAATCAACAGACTAGATGTGTTTGAACAAGAGCTAGAGGAAGAAAATAATGAGTATTGATGAAGCGACTCCTGAAGACTGGGACACGGTTACTGCACTAAATAACTTGTCCATTAGGAAACCAAAGAAGGTAGACCCTGTGGAAAAACCTGACCACTACAACAAAGGAGCAATCGAAGCCATCGAAGCAATCAAAGCGTCCATGCCTGAACACGAGTTCAAAGGTTATCTCAAGGGTAACGCACTGAAGTACCTCTGGCGCTACGACTACAAAGGGAAACCAGTGGAGGACTTACGTAAGTGTCGCTGGTACATTGACAGATTAATCAAAGAAGTAAATGGATAGTCCCTGCGTTAAGCAGTGCAAGTTAGTTAAAGATGTTTGCACAGGATGTAATCGTACCAAGGAAGAGATAACTAACTGGACTAGATATACAGACGAACAAAGGAGTAAGATAATTGGACGCATATCAACAGTACATTCACAAGTCACGGTACGCTCGTTACCTACCAGAGGAACAGCGTAGGGAGACTTGGGAAGAAACAGTAAATCGTTACCTAGACTACTGGGTAGACCGTGTACAGCTCAATGAGTTTGACCAAAGTGAGATCTTCCAGAGTATTCATGAGTTGGACGTAATGCCCAGCATGAGAGCACTCATGACTGCTGGTGAGGCCTTGGACCGTGACAATGTAGCTGGGTTTAACTGCTCCTACCTGCCTATCGACCATCCTAAAGCATTTGACGAGATGATGTACGTCCTTATGTGTGGCACTGGTGTAGGCTTTAGTGTGGAACGACAGTACGTTAGTAAATTACCAGAAGTTGCGGAGGACTTTCATGCCACAGATACCGTTATACACGTCGCTGACAGCAAAATTGGATGGGCTAAAGCTTACAGAGAACTTATCAGCCTGTTGTATTCAGGCCAAGTTCCAAAATGGGACATCTCTGGAGTACGACCTGCAGGGGCAACCCTTAAGACTTTCGGGGGTAGAGCATCTGGTCCAGAGCCTCTTGTCGATTTGTTCAACTTCACAGTCAGCGTCTTTCGGGAAGCTGCTGGACGTAAACTTAGCTCCATCGAGTGTCACGATCTCTGCTGTAAGATTGCACAGATCGTCGTTGTCGGGGGTGTACGCCGGTCCGCTCTCATCAGTCTCAGTAATCTTACCGACGATAGACTTAGACGCTGCAAGTCAGGACAATGGTGGCAAGACAACCCTCAACGAGGACTAGCGAACAACTCAGCGTGTTATACAGAGAAGCCAGACTTTGAGGCATTTTTAAATGAGTGGAAAAGTTTATACGAGTCCCGCTCCGGAGAACGAGGTATGTTCTCTAGAGTTGCAAGTCAAAAGCAAGCTGCAAAGAACGAGCGACGAGATGCTACCTATGATTTTGGAACTAATCCATGCTCAGAAATCATCCTCCGGCCCTACCAGTTCTGCAATCTTTCGGAAGTTGTTGTCAGGGCAGGAGATACGTTGTCAGACCTCAAACGAAAAGTTCGTGTTGCAACTATCCTTGGGTCTCTTCAGGCTACGCTAACTGACTTCCGCTACCTTCGCAAGGTATGGCAGAAGAACACCGAAGAGGAAGCACTTTTAGGTGTATCACTAACAGGCATCATGGACCATCCAGTGATGTCAGGGAGGGAAGACCGTGAAAAACTTAAGGACTGGCTGGTGGCTCTCAAAGAGGAAGCAATTAGTACTAATGCGGAATGGGCTAACAAGCTTGGTATTAATATTAGCGCTGCCATTACTGCTGTTAAACCTTCCGGTACTGTTAGTCAGTTGGTTGATTCTGCATCTGGCATCCACCCTAGATATGCAGATCAGTACATTAGACGAGTTAGAGCGGACTCAAGAGACCCACTCTGTCAAGTTCTAGAAGCCGCAGGAGTGCCCGTAGAGGACGACGTAATGTCACCCACTACCAAGGTATTCTCCTTCCCCATAAAGTCCCCTGAAGGGGCTGTGGTGGCCTCTGAGATGGGTGCTATGGAGCAACTTGAGCTATGGGAGATATATCAGGACTTCTGGTGTGAACACAAGCCTTCCATGACGTGTTACTACCGTGACAACGAGTTCCTTGAAGTAGGTCAGTGGTTGTACAACAAGTTCGACAAGATCAGTGGCGTAAGCTTCCTGCCTTATTCCGAACATACGTACCAACAGGCTCCTTATGAACCTATTGATCTGGAGACGTTTGAGCAGTTGAAGGAGGCGTTCCCAGAGACCATTGACTGGAACATCTCTGAGAACTCAGACATGACCGAAGGGTCACAACAATTGGCTTGCACAGGTAATAACTGCGAGTTGTAAACAAAAGGGGCCTTAGCGCCCCTGTCTTTTCAAGGTGTGATTATGAACATCAAACGTGACATTGAGATACGCATTAGAGTACTTGAGAACAAACTAACCAAGTCCATACCTGCTGCTCGCAACAACGAGATCAGAGGTGAGATCATGGGTCTGAAGTGGGTTTTAGAGCGTATCTAGCGCTCTTCTTTGTCCCTAGCCATCATTCCTGCAGCAGACAAAGGCATAGTAGCAGTAGCAGCCGCCTCAAGACGCTCTCCAGTAGTAGCAGTTCCTCTGAAGTCTCTAGCTACCCTCTTCTGGTACGCAGAAACACTTTCGTTTTTGAGTTTAGGAATACCAGAGCGTCTCTCTAGTTCCGAAGTGTCCTCGTAAACTTCAGAAGCAGTCTCTAGTTCTTTCTTAGGACGCGCCCCTCCTGCTTCTTTTCCTCCTCCTATCTTGTACTTCTGTATAGGAACTACATTTACAAGGTCTTCAAATCCGGGAGGCGTTTGTCCAAGCAAGTCGTGACCGTCAGACAGCATAGAGTAAAACTCACCCTTCTTAGGGTCTACGACGATAAACGCATTCATACCGCCTAAGTCTTTAGCTGAAGAGTTAAACGACTGTTGCAACACAAGTTTACCGTTCATTTCGTTAACTCTGGTTGGGCCTTTGGGTTTGACAAGAGCGTTAGGCACAAACTTAGACAGGTACTTCTTAAGTCCCGTTTGAGTCTTCATCTGATTGTCAATAGCTTCTATGTACTTTTTTTGGTCAGAGCCTAGCTTTTTACCTTCTTTTACTCTCTTTTTTCCTTTCCAGTAAGCGCCCCACACGGCAGCAGCAGACGGGTTTTCACCAAATACCTTCTTGTTTTGTAACAAAAAGTCTCTATCAAGAGCGCTAAACAGGCCTAACATCTCCTTCCACTGTTCTGTACTTGGATTGTCTCCTACTACGTCGTACCAACTTTCCATACTCTTCGGAGAGTACAATGTTCTAAGAGCTACAGGAGAAGTCGTGGCTTGACCTATAGCTTCAGGACCTAAGTTTGTACTAGGTGTTGCTCTATTTCTTGTGACCAACTGCCCTTGTTTACCCTGTTGGGCATACAGGTGGTTTGTGGCTCTGTCTACAATGTCTTGATCTATGTCTGGGTTATCTCTGGTCAACGCCTGTTGAACGTCCTGAGTATTTTCCAAACGGCCTACCTGTACTGCGTCTCTTTTCAATACAGGATAAGCTTCGATAATTGTGTCGCCTTCGCCTACCGCTCTACCTGTAGCTTGAGCACGGAGGAAAGCTGATGCTTTTGGATTGCCTTCTACTATTCCTCTGTCTGCTGTTTCTTGCATTTCTGCTCGTCTAACAGAACCTGTACCAAACTCACGTCTAGTCGCCATTTCAGTAGGATCTACAAGTTCTCTGGCAGTTCCTTTAGCACTCTGTAGCATTCCTCCTGCCACACCCTTTGCTTTTTTTATGGGGTCCCCAGAATAAAAATCTTTCAACTCTGTCGGTATGTTTTCAACAAAAGCGCTACCAGCCCTTGCCAACATACGAGGGGCGGCGACAAAAGGAGCGTTAGCAGGAGTAGTTAGTTCTTCAGCAGCAAAGTTCAAAGGAGCCATAACGTCTACTTGGGTTTTTCTAGGAGCAGTCATACGAATGCCCTCTGAACCTGCATAAGCCGTCATTGGTAAAGAACCAAAGGGGTTCTCTACGACAGGACTAAATAACGCATCAGCAACAGCAGAGGCCTGACCTCTGGCTTGCTCTCGCGCAAACGGAGTAGTTCTTGAGGCTGCTTTGCGTAACTCTAAGTAATCATTGCTCATTCTCAGGCTCCTGATTTACTTCATTCAGCATTTGCGCCAGCATTACCTTGTCAGCACGTAAGGTAGTCATAGTGTCCACGCTCACGTTAGCCCCTTGGATCATGCGGTCAGTAGTCTTAATTAACTCCCTGAGAATCTCCGCACGTCTACGCTTACGTGACAAACGAGCCAGACCTATTCCGAATCCTGTGCCTGCAGCAATGGAAGCAACTACGGGCATACCAGTAGCAACGCCAAAGCCATAAGCAGCAGTAGCACCAAGGGCCAACGGTGTGGTCGGGAAACGTAGACCAGAAAAGTCTTCGATGCCTTTGACTGTACGTCCCAACATGGTCTGGTTTATGGCTTTACCTGCCTTAACGTCCAGTAGGTTCTTAGCCCTAAACAACATAGCCATACCGTTGATAAGACGATAGGCTTCGTCATCGGGCATCAACTTAAGAAACGCTTGGTTCAGCTCGTCCCTTACGTACTTACCTGCTACTTCTTTTGCACTAGCTAGGTCAGGGTTCTCAAGACCTGCTGTAGGTTTCTTACGGAAGATCTGTTTGTCCAACTGACGGCGCACCTCTAGAATGTCCCTAGCAGTGATCTTGCCGCCTTTGGAAGCCTTGTCGTTGAGCCTTTTGATAGCTGTGTCAATCAACAGGTCTACCTTTTTCTGTGCGTCAGGCATCAACTCAACGTAGTCATCAAGGTCATGGAAGCCAGCCTTGAGTTCTTCCAGATTACTAGACAGGTCAGCTACGTTTGTCTTGGGGTTCTTAGACCGATTGATGTAGGACTGCAGATCTGCCTCGTGTTTAGCCAGTTGACCGTCTACAACCTTAGCGTTTACAGCGGGGTTTCGGTCACCTTTGTACTCAGGGAGTTTTGCCAAGTAGTCAATCACGTTGTCTTCTGAAGGCGACGGTACGTATACGTTACGGTTCATGGCCCCTACAGGCTCAATGGTTCCCGGAGCTTTAACGTAGTCTTCAGGTAGTAAACTATCTGCTACTGCCTTACGTTCCTCCTCTAGGATAGCCTGTGTTGCTTTTCCTGAGGCCATACGTACTGAAGCACTGGGTCTAGGGATGGACGGGAAACCTATCTTGGGACTGATACCAGCAACATTAAGAAGGGCTTCAGCAGTAGTAGCCTCCTCTGGGTAAGCTTGTGCTAACTCACCTACCTTTTCCATTCCACGCTGAAGCATAGAACCTTCGTACAACTCAGAAACACCGCGTTGGACAGCCTCAGGAGCATACCTACGATAGGCTTCTCCTGCTACTTCTCCTAACGTCTCTCCAGCAGCGCTGACACCGGCTGCAAGTGTAGTGGCCGCCTTAAACCCACTAGGCATTCTTTCAAGACCTTCAGCAAGACCTCTGTAACGCTCACGGGTCTCCTGAAAACGCTCAGGTGTTTCCGCAATCATCTCTCGCATACTCTCAGGTTCACGAGGACGTGGAGGAGTAACAGTAAATGTTTCTCCATTAACTATACCAATGACTTCTCCTGTCTCTTTGTTAGTGGCGGTTTTAAGAGGCAACCATTGTTCGCCGTCCCAGTATATTTTCTGTCCTGTCTGTGGATGAGTCGCTGTCTTCATGTTTTAGTAGTCCAATTCAAAACCTTCGGGAAGTTCTGCTTCTGGTGTTTCTGGCTCCTCTGGCATAGTTATGCTTGGGAAGCTGGTCATGTTTTGCTCACCTACGCGCTTTGAAGTAGCAGTTCTGACTTTGTTAAAGCTATTTACAGTCTCTACCATAGCACGTCTGCGGATTTTCAAAAGAGAAAGCAAAGCTTCTTGCTGTGTGGTAATGTCAGCAGCAGCGATTAACTTAGCGTACTCTCTATCCGCATCTGACAAACCAGTGCCTGAACCAAAGTCTTTGATCTGGTCAGCAACAATCTTACCTGCCTCTGAAATAAAGGTTTCAGCATTAGTGACCGCAGGGTCATAAGGTAGACCAATAAGTTCACCAAAGCGTCTTAGGTTTAACTCTACGTTAGCCGCAAGACCCGTAGGCATGCCGCCCTCTAAACGTCCAGTTTGTCTGTCGATCAACTCAATCATATCACGAGCGTCTTGGGCTTTGGTGTTTAGCTCAATAAAGTTTTTAACGTTGGCTTCCGCCATTGCTGTGGCTCCGACTTCTTGTCCTTTGTCAATAACTTCTTGAACCTGTGGAGCCTTGCGTACCAACCCTAACTCACTAGCTTTAACATAAGAGTTGGTCTGGTCGTTATAGACTAAACCAAAGTCGTTAACATTGACAGCTTGAATTTTACCTTCATTATCTTGCCAAGCCTCTAGCTTACCTGTGCGTCCTTTTAATAGGTCATCCGCTTCTTCGGCTGACAACGTACCCATAGCAGTAATTTGAGCAGGAGTAAATCCAGCCATCTTTAGACGTGCTTTAATAACCTGTGGATTGTCTAGAGGCAGTTGCTCAATCTGAAACTCTCGTACATCCTTGCTAATACCCCGTAGCTCCTCCATGTCCGTAGTAGCTCGTGCAGTCGCTGCTTGGTCCTTAAGACCTGCTGCTTCTGCTGCTCTAGCTACTTGTTCTTGGAAAGCATTTAGTTGAGCCTGTGCTGTAACCTGTGCTTGTAGATTGCGCGCTGCTTCTTCGTACTTTACAGTATTAGCTACATCACCTTGCTGTCGGTAAAACCGAGCTAATTGAAGCAGACCCTCAGGTGAATTAGTGTCAATTCCTGCTAACTGTTGACGCTGTTGTTGCTGTTGTTGTTGCAAAGCCCTCATTTGAGGGGCTTGACCTATACCACGCGCAGCAGTAAACAAACCCTCTTGATAAGAAGGCTGTAACAAACCTTGTAAAAATGTTTGTGAAAACTTAGCCATGATTAACCTCGTTAGTCAATTATTCCAATAGCACGACCGATTGAACCAAGACCGCTGCTGATACCGTCAAACAAACCGCCTAAATCACCAAAGCCACCCGGATTAATAACAGTACCGGACTCAGTAACCTGCGGTGTAAACAAACCAGCAAGTACGTTAGACCCAATACCGCCTAGCAGGTTAGCGCGTGCTTGTTCTGCCAACAGTCTAGACTCCAGACCAGACATAGCAGTCTCGCCAAACAAACCTGTACCGTACAACTGAGCCTGTTGCTGTAGCTCTGCCATGCGCTGTGCTGGCTGTAACGCCGCTAACAACTGTGCTTGAGGTAAGTAACTCGCACCAAGGAACTGTTGTCCTAGACCTGCTTGTTGCATTTGTTCTGCCTGAGCCTGTTGCATAGCGCCTAGCATTGATCGTGTACGTGCTTCTTCTTGAGCAGTTGCCATTGCTAGTTGCTCAGGAGTAGCACCGCCGTATGCTGCTGAGGACGTACCTAACCGACCCTGAGCAGCTAGACGTTCTTCTAACGCAAGACGTTGACGCTCTTCTTCAGGGCGCTGTGCTGCTCGCATACGCTCAAAGATAGCTTGCTCACGACTTACTGTAGGTTGCATTGCCTGACCAAAGAAGCCACCTGCACCACCAAACAACTGTTGTTGTAATGCTTGCTCTTGAGGTGACAACTGCATTCCTACCTGAAGACCCTCTTCTTCGGTTCTTGGCATTACAGCTGGCTGAGCAACCTGACCCATAGCCACCGGGCGACCAAGCATTTCGCCTGTTCTTTGCATCATTAATTGATCCATGCCCATGCCCATGCCCGGAGGTAACGCCATTGATGGAGGAGCCGTTGGGCTGGGAGCAAAACCACCGGGACTTGTTACTGGCATTGTTGTTACAGGCTGTTCGCCACCCATACGCGCAGTAAACATAGCACCGGTAGGAGTAGTTACCGTAAACGGTCTAAACTGTGACTCTGCTTGTCCACGTTCAGCAAGCTCCATAGCTCCGGGAATACGTACACCACCTACAGTTGTACCTAGTATAGACTGCTCACCAATATCACTTAGTCTGTCGTAAGCTTCTTTAGTCAACAACGTACCAGCAATGCCCGGCAGTGCAGGAGAGATGGCTGAACCTATCTCTTTAATACCGCCATAAACATCCCCAATACCGCCAAACAGATCGCTAAAAAAACCGCCTTGGTTAGGTTGTGCTACTACCGCTACCATTAGTACGTACCTCCGTCAATAGTTCCTGTCGACAGCGTACCTGTAAAAGTCAAGGCAGGAATCGTCACTGTGCCTGTAAAGGTTGGTGAAGCAAGGTCTGCCTTGGTAGCGATAGCTGTAGATATAGCGTCAAACTCTGTTTCAAATTCAGCGCCTTTAATGATTTTACCGCTGTCCCCAGAAGGTAGAC